TAATCGCTGTCCGTCATCATTCGTCTTCACTCCCTCCGAGTACGGCGCTGATCGTCGAATTTTCCTGGGCTACCTGTGTAGCAGTCAACTCTTTAAATGTCGGCGATGTCACGTTTACGCGCTTGACTCCCGGCACGGCCATGATGTCCGCGATGAGCCGCGACGGATTGATGTCCCGGCCAATCTTTGACTTCTGCCACAGCCGATACGTGTCAATTGCGGACGTTACGGCAGCTTTTACGGTTGCTTCCGATGTACCCGCATCGACATAGTAGGTCAGATTGATGTCATAGGCGACGGCTTCCGGCGCCAGCACTGTGACATTGTCCGTCAATGGCCGTACCTTGTCGGCAGATACGATGGATTTTACCGTATCAAGCAATTCCTGCTCCGGCAGCTTCCCGCCTTCTAAGAGCGGCCGGATTTCGACGGTACCCGCAGACGGGCTGCTGATGGCCACGTCGATAATGCCGCTGTTCGCGGTCTTTGCCCAGTACTCATAGGCCCCTGTTGGCCCGGCAGTGGAAAAGCGCTCCGGCGCTTCGTGGATCCGCTCGCGGTAATCGTCATCGGCCTCGACATCGGCCCCGCCTGCGCTGGTCGTCGTGTTGACGATAGAGGCGACGTAGGCCACCGGGTCTACCACGTTTTTGATTTCGCCCGGAAGGTAACTGTTCCCCTTATCACCGACGGTCTGGCATGTCGCTTTGACGGTCGTCGTCGTACCGCCCGCCAGGACAGCCGCGTCCTCATTTGTCGCAAAGTAGAGGCCATCCGGACTGGCTACGCGGGTACCCGCAGGCACGATTGTTTCCTGCGTCCGTGCTGCCGACAGTGTGATTTGCAGTGTCGTCGTAGCCGCGGAAGCGGGGATGCGGTCCGTATCAGAAAAAGCCCCCAGCGCGTCGAGGTTATCCCCGGCGGCGTATTTCAAGAGATTCTGTTTACCGACGTAGTTCTGGTTATTCATCAGCCGGATGATAGCCTCGGCAACGACTAAGAGGAAAAGTCGGACCGGGTCCCCTTGTGACAGCGTACGGCCCGTGATGGCCGTATAGTCGTTGAAAATCGCGGCTTTTACTTTTTCCTCGTCGGCATCGACGAACTCGATATCCGGCAGATCAGCTAATTTCATATGGTAATCACCACCTTAGGGACGAGCTTACCGGAGATATCCCCGGTGAACGTGATGCTGTCGACTTTTACGCGCGGCTCATACCGCTTGATAGCCTGAAAAATCTCATTCGTCAATTTAGCCCGGGCCAGTGTCACCGGCAAATCAATGACAGTGCTGTCCAGGCCAAATTCACGATCGAGCGGGATTGTACCTTTTTGCGTGGATAAGATGGTCCGGACGTTCTGCAAAATCTCGAGGGCTTCCGTTTTCGGCGACATATCAACCGTCGTCGGGTCCTTTGCTGTAATTTCGTATTGCATCACAATCCTCCTCTCCCGAATAAAGTCGTAATCCCGTTATAAATCCTGCCGACTTTATTCAGTGTCGACTCTTCATCTGTATTCGTCGTGTCGTATTCCTTTAGTTTGACGTTCGCCGTGATAGCGATTATCTTGCCGTAGGCATTGTAGACAGCGTCCGCCTCGTCAATGCTCTCGATATACCAGTAATTCTGAGATACCGGCATACCGCCGATGATGAGCGGACAGACGATACCCGTGTCCCTCATTTCCCGGAGTTTTGCCAGCTGCTGCGACGGCATGGCATTGTACAGGGTCATGAGATGGAGTTTAAACGATAGCTCTTCCTGTCCCGGGCCGATGAACTGCGGCACAGGCTTTTTTAAAATGACGTCATGTGTCTGCCACCGGGCCTCGCCGGAGCGCTCGACGTCATCAGGAGTGACTAGATAATGCTCAGCCACACCGAATATGACGGTACCGAAATACCCGATATACATGCCGTATCACCTCTTTACTGCGGCTTGCCTGTATTACTGCCGCCCGACGATACCCCGCCATGTACGTGACTGACAAGGGATATACCGTTGACCATGACATCCCCGCCGCCAGCGTTGACTTTGAGGCTGCCGCAGTTGATTACCAAATCATCCGGGACATTCAGCACGCGGGACCCACCGCCTGGCGGTGTATCGACAGTGCTGTAAATCGTCCCCAGGACATACCCAGCGCCGCTTCCCTTGCCGCCGCTGTCGGCGACAAAAAGACAAAGCACCTGATCATCGACGGCAGGCATCCAGAAGTCTTTCGCACTCTTACAGCCCCGCATGAGGACCTTGAGCGGCGCGGATACGATGTTGTCATGGTCCGGAAATGTCACCCGGACGGAAGCATCCGCCGTGTCTACCGACGATACGCGTCCGACGCGGATGCACCGTGCCAATACCTTATAAATATCAGTAGCCAATCAAACACCTCCTCACATCGATACTCGTTGTATAGCCGCTGCTGCTTAAATCGTGCTTGGCCTGCGTAATGATGTACTTCCCGGAAAACGTGCCAAATCCAATCATCTCGACGGTTTCACCGGCGCATAAAAACGGCTGGCCCTCACTGTTAAAGCTGCCTGTGCATTCCTCGCTGTTTTTCTCGCGTAATTTCTTTTTAGCCAGGCGGTCCGCTTCCGCTTGCGTCGATACCTGCTGATGGATTTCCAGTGTTGCCCCGTCTTCCTTATTCGGGTCCACAAACGTGGACTCAATGACGGATTTGTCTTTGTCCTGGGCGTATTTTACATGGCATTGTTTGTAGACATCGCGGATTTTCGATGTGAATGAGTAGCCCGTACTGTGTAGGATCCGCTCCGGTGTATGGTCCTCGTCGGCTTCCGCGACGGTAATGATTTCCTGTGTGTCAGGATGATAGATTTCTACTACCGGCTCGGCTTCCTCGTACAGCGCCTCATCGAAAACAATAATTGTGTCGGTCGTGACTTTAAGCGCAAAACCCGCGTCATCACAAACCTTCTTCAAGACGTCCAGGTCTGATTCGTCGTTCTGCTCGACTTTATCGATAGACGGGTCATCCCCGCAGTCCCAGCAGATGTCCATGTTGTTTTCCAGGGCAATGTCATTCGCTACCTTCTGGATCGTGACGTTTTCCCAGGTCCGCGATCGCAGCGTGCTTCTAAGTGTGCTGTCGTCGCTGACCGTGATGGCCACAGCCTTAATGGTGACGACATCCGGCGCACTGGACAGCTCGATTTCATCAACCTCAAATTTGCCCAACGTGACATCGGCTTCCCCGTCGTACAGGCCTATCCAGTTATACGTGCATAAAGTGACATCGAGCGTGGCGCCTTTCGTCGGCATCCAATCGCCCTGCCACAATCCCGCCTTGTCTTCCAAGGTCAGGGATATATCGTCTACCTGCCCGGATAGGTTGTCGGTGTAACTTGCGCTGATCAGGTATTCAGCCAGCGCCTCAGAGATGTCCTTGTTATCATATGTCACTTGCAGCCATGCGCGGCGCCCCAGATGCTCCTGAGCAACGACGCCTGCCATGGCCTGGGCCTCGATTTTCTTGAGGTCCGCTTGTAGCTTTTTCAGTAATGCCAATTAGATCACCGCTTCCACGGAGGCAAAATAGACGATACGCTGGACGGGATATCCGGGCAGATGAGTGTCAGCCCTGGCGGGAAGACGACGACATTCCTATATTGCGGATTCGCTTCCAGCAGGTTTTTGACGTGCTTTTCAGTACCGTACACGCGATAGGATATCAGGTCCCACATGTCACCTTGTACAGTGCTATAGGTACTACTCATAACTCAACCTCCTCTGATTTGCCGCCCATCGCTTCATCATGCTGTCAAACTCGCGCATCTTCTGGTCCATAAGCTGAGAAATCCGCTGTTCCGTCCCTGGGCCTGCGCCCTGGACGTTAATCGTCGGTGCAAAGGTAATCTGTGCCGAATTGCCGGAAGGCGCCGCCGCGGGTACTCCGGTCATCGTCGGCATCGCCGCAGGCCCGATGCCGAGCATTTGCCCGGCCGTAGCCCATAAATTGTAGGCGTTTGCATCGTGAGTGATAGGTACGATGACTTCCGGATATCCTGCTTCCGCTACCCACGTCAGATAGGGATGACTGAAAACGCCGCCGCTTGCGGACTGGCCCGCTGCGGAAGCGGCATCGCTGTCGCCGCCTTTGATGAAATTGACGACGGCATCAATCGGATGAGAAAAGGCCTCTTTCAGTCCTTCCCACTTATCAATGCACCACTGGACACCCGCATCGACAGCAGACGTGATGCTGTCCCAGGCGCTCTGAGCTGCACTGACAGCCGCATCCCACACGGCCTGAGCCGCGGCAGATATGGAGTCAAAGCAACTGACAATAAAATCATACGCCCCGGATACGGCGCTCGTGATATAATCCCAGGCCGCTGCCGCCGCCGAGGAAATCGTATCCCACGCCGACGATACAGCTGCGCAGATGGCTTCCCAGGCTGCAATGCACGCCGCCCGGAAGTTTTCGTTTGTATTCCAGAGATACACCAGCGCGGCCACGACAATCATAATCGCGATGACGACGAGCGCGAACGGGTTCATTGCCATCACGGCGTTTAATGCCATCTGGGCAACTGCTGCGATACGCGCGCCTATAGCAAATGCCCGCTGGGCCGCGGCTGCAATGAAAGTAGCCGCTGCGGATGCCTTTGTTGCAATGGTCGCCGCAATGTGCGCATTTTTAATCATGTTAATCGTCGCCGCCATATACTTGTAATAAGCGACGGCAGCGCGAATGCCAAGGGCTGCCATCGTCAGCCCGACGATAGCCCCGATAGTACCAATGATGACGGTCGCCAACTGCTGATGTTCAGATACAAACTGCGCCACGGCTCCCATTGCCCGGGCCATAGCGCCGGCTACGGCTGTCACAGCGGGAAGCAGGAGGCTGCCGAGATTGACCGCTAATGCGACTAAGTTATTCTTAGCAAGCTGCAATTGATTTGCTGTCGTCCCTGCCCTGGCCTGATATTCGGCTTCCATGGAGCCCGCGTATTGCGAGGCGTCGCCGACTTTGCTAAAGTTGCTCTGCAAGTTGTCCAGCTGAGTTAGCAGCGGCGCAATGGCTTCAATCGACTCTTTGCCGAATATATCGCTTAGGGCTGTTGCCTGCGCCTCTTTCGGCAGTTGCTTGATGCGGCTCAGGACGTCCATGATAGTCCCCTGGGCGTCGGTCTGCATCCGCTTAGCCACGTCTTCTGCCGACAGCCCCAACTGTGCAAATGCCTCCTGCTGGGACTTTGTCGCGCCGGCCCCGGCCACCAGGCCGAGAGCTAAGTTTTTGATACCCGTGGCCGCAACGTCAGACTTGACGCCAACAGATGCCATCGATGCGCCAATAGCCGCAATCTGCGAGGCGCTGATACCGGCGACGTCACCTAGAGGCCCTACACGAGTCACAATGTCGGAAATGGCATCACTGCTGGCCGCGGTCGTATTAGACAGGTAATTAATCTGGTCTGCAAGCTGTACGACTTGATCCTGCCCCATACCAAAAGCGGTACGCCAGTTGGCCATCATCTGTCCGGCTTGCTCAGCCGTGATGTCAAATGCGACGCCCATCTTGATAGCGTCCGTAGCAAAGCTCTTTAGCTCATCCCGGGCGATGCCGGCCTGCCCGCCGGCGGCTACAATCTTAGCAATGCCCTCAGCAGACATGGGCAATTCCTGCGACATGCGCAGGATATCGTCGCCCATCTCTTTAAACTGCTGCGGTGTATCAAAGTCTACGACTTTCCGCACGTCAGACATTGCCGACTCAAACTGTACAGCCTCACGGACTGCGAGGCCTAAAGGCGCGGCGACAGCAGCCGCCGCAACGGCCCCGGCTTTCAGGCTGCTGACCGCAGAGGACAGATTTGCAGAGGCTTTCTGCTTGGCATTGACGCGGTCCATGGTAGCCTCGTACTCTTTCGCGGCTTGATTCTTCTTGACCTGCGCCTGGAGCATCGCCAGTTCGGTGTCATACTCGACATAGCCCTTGCTGGCCTGCTGTTTTGCCGCCTGCTTTTGCAGGTTCGTCATTTCACGATTCGCCGCGCGAATCTGCGCTTGCATCTGCTTTGTCTGGGCGATGGCTTTTGTCATGGCCCCGCCGACGCTGCTATCTAATTGCCCTTTGATTGCGATTGCCATTTCCAGCACGCGGTTAGCCATGGCTGCCGCCCCCCTTCCCGGCTTTTTCTATTTCTTTGTTCTGCCTGTCGATTTCCTCGGATACGGTCGTCATCCAGCCGCGCAGGTCCGCCACCGGCAGGCCAAGGAAAAAGTCAATAGACGTATGCGAATACTTAGCCATCCGCAGTACATCGAGCCGCAGTTTTTCGGCGGTTAGCCCTCCGGCTGGTCCTGCGATGCCGTACCGAGCAAAAAACCCTGCGTCTTAATCATGACGGCCGTAAAGTCTTTAGCTGTCAGGGCTAAGATGTCATCGTATTTGACATTCGCCGCAATAGCGGCAACATGTGCCTGATATACCTGCGACAGCGCCGGTACGACAATGCTGGCATCCTCTTTTTTTGCTGCTTTTTCGCAGCGCAAAAGGGTATAGCCGGATACATTGTCAAAATCGAGGATCAATGTTTTTGTGCCGTCCGGCAATGCCCGGGTCAGCTCAACCTTCTGATCATCCCGGACCGTCTGGACCTGTTCTTCTTTTTTCAAAGCTCATACCTCCCTTACACACCTAATGCATCACGAATAGACTGCATAATGTCCTCGCCGCCTGCGACAAATTTATAGGCATACTTGTCAACTTCCAGCAGCGTCTTACCATTGACTTCATACTTGATGTACGTCGTTTCGATGGTATTCGTCGCATCTACCGTGCTCGCTGGTTCCCAGGAGCCGCCGGCCATCGCTTTCGAGCGGCCGCGGATAACGACGCGGACCGTGTCCATGACGTACTTATTCGCGCCGCTGTCCCAGTACTGGTTAGCACCACGGGCCTCCAGGGCAACAGCCTGACCGCCTACAAGCTTAAGGTTCCAATCGCTGTTGATGTTGTG